CATCACGGATTGGGGTTATCGGCTCTGCAGTGGCAGAGGCTGCCGCCAAAGCAGCAGCCTCACGCTCACGCATCCGCCGGAAGGCGAATAAACCCATCACTTGCGATAAACGGTGAAGGCAGGAGTGCCAACGGCCGTACACACAAACACATAGGTTGCGCTGCTAGCAGCGGCCACGGTAGCCATGCCAGCCACACCGCCAAGCGTGATGCCAGAGGCAGCAGCAGTCAGCGTGATGGCATTAGTGGCAGCAGCCACGTTAACGACCGTCAGCTCGAAGCTAGCGCCGATCTCAAGGCGTCCATCAAAGAACGTTTTGAGGTCAGCGCCGGTCGGAGTGGTCAGCGCACGCCCAGCACTGGGCGTCATGGTCACGATGCCCTGCACGCATTGAGCGGCAGTCAACGTGGTGGCTGCATCACTAGCAGCCGTGACCGGACGAGCCTTAGCGGAGATAGGTGACACCGCTACAGCTGAGGTCAGTTCAAAGATTGAAGATGGCATGATCAGATACCTCAGTAGTTGGAGGTGACAGTGCCGCGCACGATACCAATGTTCTTGGTTTCGTACACCTTCGTCCAGTTGCCAACAGTAGCCAGCTGCGCAGGAGTCGGGCCAGTCGAGCCGCCCCACTTTGCGCCCACGGGGTGGTAGCAGTAGTGCAGGTCAATGCTCATGGCATCGCTCTTGGCGAGGATGTCGCGATCGGTTTCGGTGCGAAGCCCCATTTGTTCGCCGCTGGCGATAGCGCCAGCAGTGAAAAAATACACCGGATAGTTGGTGCTAGTGGGGGTAAGGTCATCCGAAACGATCACCCGCATACCCATAAAGGTCGGCACGGTCACTTCACCAGTGAACGCATTAACGATGCTGCCACCGATTGCGTTAATGGTGCTAGCGCCAGTAGCTGGAGTCGAAAGGCGGGCCTCAGTGTTGGTGACGTACTCAATGGCACGCCGTTCCACGAGGTCGTAATACACCGCCGAATGCATTGCAATGGCAGTGAGTTTATCGCCTTGATCACCAAGCAGGCTGCGGGCCTTTGCGCATTGACGCGGGCCAAGTGCCGTCATGCCGGTGGTATCAAACCGCAGCGCCGAAAACGCCGGACTGTCACCACCAGTCAGTGCACCAAATACGCCTTCAAGGGTCTTGATCAGATCCTTCTGCCGCTGGTTCGCGACATAATCAGCCACCTTGCTACCGATGGCTGCCATAGGATCCGAGCCAGCAGCAAGCGCCGCAAGGTCTCGCGATTCCCATGCACGGCCGCGGTGCACGATGACGCCGATCTGCTTGTCGGCGGTGATCCTACCGGGCGTCAGGCTGGTGCTGTCGCTCAGCACCTCGAAATCACCGGTGAGGTTTGCCTTCCAGAAAGGCACTTGAACAGTGTCACCGCCCTCAGTGGCGTTCAGCTCAGCCATAGGCTGCACCACACCGCTAGCCAGGAAGGCATCACGAAGTGTGGTTTGCTCAATGACGTACGGCGTGAAAACCTCAGGGATGATGACATCAGAGCGAAGTGTCGCCATGATGAAGTCTCAGATGGTTTGCGGTGGGCGCAGCCCGGTATCACCAGCGCAGCCGGTATTGCTCACATACTAGCGGCAGACTTAAGCCGTTCGTATAGGTCACGATCTGTGCGGTACAACCGTGCCTGTTCGGTGAGGTTAAATGACCCCTGCGCGAATGGATTTTTCATCCCAGCCGGCAGGCCGCTGCTGCTGCCGCCGCTTGATGGTGCACCGCTACCTTGCGGCTTGGGTTGCTTTTGCATCCATGCCGGTAGAGTCTTCGCCCATTCCTGCACCGGTGTACGTTGGTAGCCATCGACGACGACAACAGAACCGTCAGCATCGCGTTCGATGCGATCAGCGCTTAGCTTGGTTTTCAGTACCAGGTCAGGGTCATGCACAAGGTCCGCCAGTGCTGATACCGCCGGGCTGATCAGCTCCAGCTCCCGCACTCGTGCTTCAAGTTCAGCGATGCGCTGATCCTTCTGCGCCGTCGCCTCACGGTACTGCTGCTCCAAAGCCTGTCGTGCTTCGGTGTATTTTCCTTGCTGCTCCAGTTCAGATTGCTCTGCCTTGCGCTTGAAATCAAGCAGTTCGGTGATGCTTGTTCCATCAGGCAGTTCCTGCGCGATGCGTTCATACTGCCGAAGGCGGCGCTTTTCATCTGCCAGTTCCTTGTTTTTGCGTTCCAGTGCTTCGATGCTGCGTTGCAGCGCTTCAGTATCAGCGCCACCTGCCGCAGGCTGTGACGTGGTGTTTTCTTCGGACATGAATAACCCGCAGGGTTAATTGATCCTCACCACTTTACTTTATCGGCCCAGTATGCAGCGCTTAGCTTTCCTTTAGCGATATTTTTTGCATGTCGCGCCTTGAAGGCAGCGCGGCGGCTGGCGGCTGCTTTGCTTTCGTTGTCACGCGGCGGGCTGCCGCTAACGCCTTGCTGCCCGAAGCGGATCAGTTTTACGCGGTCACCATCCTTTGCCAGTACCGCATGGGACTTCTCGGGATGGCCCGGTGTGCGTTTGGGCTTGTTGTAGCCGTCAAACTGCTCGCCGCGGTATGTGATCACTTCTTACCTTTACGGGTTTTGCGTGCCTTGCCGGCTTCGCTTAATGCTATCGCGATCGCCTGCTTTCTGCTTTTGACGGTTGGACCCTTGCCGGGGCCCGGTTTGCCCGTATGCAGCGTCCCGCGCTTGTACTCCCCCATCACCTTCGCTACCTTGTCCTTCTTCTTTGCCATAATGCCGCCACTCCTCAATGCCTGATAGCAGCGTAGCGCCATCAGCTGATGCCCATCCCTTGTCGGTGTATTTCGCCGGCACCCATGCCTCACCGATCAGCACCTCTACCGGGTCGCTGCTGATGTGGTAGATCCCCTCATTACGAAAATGGCAAAGGCTAGGGTGTTCCATAACGCTTTTGTAGTTGCTTCAGTGTAAGCTCCGAACCATCTTCGCTGACCATTTTGGCGATCGCCTTCTCTGGGCCGTATTTGCTGGCCAGGCGGTTGAAGTACGGCACCTTGCTGGGGCCTAGCACATCAGCCTGCACCGCAGCCGGCTGGTCATGCAGCCATTTGCCATATGTAGTGTCAATCGGCACCGGACCATCAGCTGATGCACGCTTTGCTACCTTGCTCGGCCCGAGCAGGCTGTCTTTGATCACGGCGACGATCGTAGACCGGCAGCCGAAGTGCTGAGGTGGTGTTGGACCCTGCCCGTACTTAAACACCTTGCCGTCTAATGCGCGACAGATTGCGCTAGTGCGGCTGTCGAGTGTTGCGACATAGCGATAGCTGTCTGTAATATCTGGATTTGCTTCGTATGTTTGCATCGCCGCGGCATTTGCTACTTGGTTGATGCTGGTTCGTACCAAGGACAGCACCTGATTATTGGATACAGCAGTTGCCTGCCCGCCTGCTGCGATCAGCTGGCTGATGCTTTTTGCCTGCTCGCCAAATTGCAAACTACCGATCAACCGCTTCGCAATGGATGGTGTCGTTTCACCAGTCAGCAGCCCATTGCGTACAACCTGACTGAACCGTTCAGCTTGATCAACAGCAATACCACGAAATGCCTTTTCGACTACAGCGCCATTCGGCAGCGTGATCATTGCACCTTGCGCTGCCGTTAGGTTGAATGTCGCTGCTACATTAGCCTGCGCACCGTAGACGGTCTTAAATAAATCATCGCTTAACACCACTGCATTTAACTGCGTCGGGTCAGTAGTAACAACCGCCTGCGCAAATTGCGGGCTGATCTCAACGGTGCGCACCATGTTACGTGCACCGGCCGGTAGTGCCTTTGCTAACTGCTCCGCCACGAAACTAGACTGCAGCTCCGCTAAACCTTGCAGCTCGATTGCAGTAACTTCTGTGCTATCACCAGCCCATGTGCTAAGGCTTGCCTTTAGCTGCGCCAAGATAGCACGCAGCCTTGCAGCCTTCATCGGTGCTGTTGCTTCATCAATCGCCCGCAGCTGGTTTACAGCATCAATGATGATGTCGTTATAGGCATTGATGATACGCCGCGCAACGCTGTTACCGTAGCGGTTCAGATCAATGGCGTTACGGTACAGGCTGGCTGGTGTAGTCACACGAAGATACCAAGCTCCTCTGGATCGTACGATGACCGCACACTGATGTTGGCACCCTGCATCGCAGCGCTAGTGATCACGTGACAAAATACCGTGCGGTTGTCATCGTCATCTTCCATGATGACCATTTCATCTACCGTCTCAGGGTGCCCGTTGCCGTCATACCACGTAGTTCGTACGATCGCCATAATATCCTCCGGTAACGTAAGCGATACATGGTAATCAAGCAGGCATCTACGCACCGGTGCCATCGGCGGTTCCGGTATCAGTTCCTGAGGCATCGGCCGCATTAGCCCCAGCCGCATCAGCACTCGCGTAATCCAGTCCGCCATTGGCAGTTGCCTCCAGTTCTGCTTCAACGTCAAAATCATCGCCCAGCACCTCACCATCTGACAAGCGCTGCAGCAATGTTTCTTGCGTGATGGTGCCGGCGGTATAAAGCCCGAGCAGGCTGTCAACCTGACCGGGTTCAAGCATCCCGCCGACGAAATCACGATTGACCAAACAACCACCAGCTGCTTCGCGGTTCTGGAAATACTCCGCATGAAACCGCAAGCAGTTGTCAATCATGTCTTGCATGTTCTGCGCGATCACTGCCATGGTGCTATCACCCTGACTGCGGTCGATGCGTTTTGCCTCGGCAGTTTCAGCGCTTAACTTCTGCCCTAGCACTGCCGACAGCCCTAGTTCATTGATCTGTGCCGCCAGCTGCTCCAGCCTGCGGAATTGATAATCAAAGCTGCCACCGCCGGGTTCGATATATTCTGCCTTGCCTTCAGCTGGGAATGCTAGCGCTTCACCCGGTCCGGCTGATACTTCCTCTGCACTGCTCGGAAAGCCGAAAAATGCCAGCATCGGCACTGCGCAGATATGCAGCTGGTTATCGAGGTCAGACTGCACCTGATATGCCTTCAGGTTCAGGTCTGCAATATCGCTCATCGGTGGACGTGATTCCAGATAGCCCACCCTGCCGGTGTAAGCAACACTGAATGGAATCTCGCTGAGGCTAGTGTTGCCTTCGTCGATCAGCTCGAACTCTGGTGTCTGATCTTTACGCCACAGCTGGTATGCACCTGGTGTCAACACACGGATCTGATCTACGGTGCGTTCGCCGTAGTCACCATCAGGCACGGTGGTAGTTTCCTGCAGCCGCAGCTGCGTTAGCGTCTGCTTGCCGTCTTTCGGTTCAGTACGCCAACCTAGGATCTGCCGCGGGCTGTAACGCACCCAGTATGGCCTGCCGCCACCTTGCGGTGCATCAACTAGCACACCAACGTGCCCGTACCTGATGGCGACCCTAGCGGTTTCGTAGGTCCATACATTAAGGTCATTGCCTTGCTGGTCAACATCAAACAGCTGCTCACGGATGGTGTCACTGGTATCAACCAACCGCACCGGCTTGCGCGTTAGCATCCCGGCCAGCATCCGCTCCAGGCGTTGATAGTACGGTGGACACACCGAACGCATTAGGCGGTTGTCGTAGCTGTCATCTGCCTCGCGTGGTTCCTGCGGTAGGTAGTTACGATGCCGCTTCCGCATCTGCCTTGTGCCGCCGAGCAGATCCTCGATCAGCAGCCAGTGTTCCTCCTGTGCATACCACGCCTGGCATGGATCCTGCACACGTGTTACGGTGCGCTGCTGCAGTGGCCGTGGGTTGAAGGTGGAGTATGTCACCGGTGCTTGCTACGGCCTGCGCTCAATACAGCCTAACGCCAGTGCCGCGGCCAGCGCCGGCATGCAGTGGGTTGAACTCACGCCACACCACATAACCCAATGCATCATTCATGTGATCATGGCCTGCATCCTTATCGGGTTCGCCTTTGTCGTTCCAGCATTGGAGTTCTAGGCATTCGATCAACCGCCTGCAGCTGCTGTGGATCTTCAATCGTGCTTGCCCCTTGCCGTTTTGCAGCATTGCCTGCACCGCTGCAACGCGATCACGCACCGGTGGGTTAGCGCGTGGTGATTGGTTGCTGATGCCATAGGTTT